TAGGCTCAGGCGGCTCAATTTTCCGAGCATACCCGCCCTCGATCAAAACGTGGGCGAATTCGTCCGACACCTCGCGCCGCTGGCCGACACGCCAACAGCACTTGTATTCGCGGATGATCTCAATGAATACCATCGAGCTCCTCAACCTTTATGCCCCTGGGAACCATGCAACTTTCGGGTACTTTCCAGCCCCGTTCCTTGGAGTGGAACATGAAATCGAAGCAATATGTCGGCTCATTCGTCGCGGCCACCTTGACCAGGACCGCATCGTCCGGCAGGTCTACGCCCATTTTCTTGAACAACTCGACGAGCAATTCTCCCGTGACCGGCAAGCAAAAGAATGTGGAATTAGGATCGCTCATGTAACCTAGCCTCCATTGTCGCCAGCAACGGCAACCAGTATTTCTCCCACACCGCGTCCCATGAATACTCGGCAACCTTTGCTTGGGCGTTGGCCTTCTCTTCCGGCCATAGGTTCGAGCGCCACGCCATGTGAGCCTTTTCAAGTGCCGCTAGGATGCTCGATGGTCTCGGCTCCAGTCGCCATGTCTCCGTCCCGATCCAGAACCTATCGTCCGCGTCAACGTCGATAAGCCAGCCCGTCTTGCACAGCTCCGGCCCGCTTGTCGTCGCCGTCGTCACGACCGGGATACCGCACGCCTGGGCCTCTATCAACGGCAATCCGAACCCCTCGCCCTTTGTCGCCAAACACATCACATCGAAGCCGTTATAAATCTCAGCCAGCCAGCCGGGGTCGATCCGGCCCTGGATGAGCATTGCCTGGTCCGGCCAAAAGACGAGGTTCTTCAGTCCCAGATGAACAACTATCTTATGGTAGTTGATCCCTTCCGCTATTGTGTCCCGTTCATTCGCCGCCGTATGGAGGTACAGTCGCGCTTCCGGATGGCGATCATGGAAGTCCTTGAATGCCATCATAAGCTGGATGAATCCCTTGCGGTCATCCCCATAATTGAGGCCCACCGATCCGATGACAAAATTCTCATCCGTTAGCCCAAGCTCTTTACGGAAGGCCGCCCGAGCCTCGGGCAACGGCTTGAACACCTTGTTGTCGAATCCGAGGGGGACGTAAGGTACATCCTTCAACCCGCCCGCCTCCAACTCGCGCTTGCCGTGAAGCGACATGGCAATCGGCATCCCGACATTCTTGGCAACGCCCGCGAGAGATGCGCTTATCCACTCCGTATCGACCGGGATTGAAGCAACCCATTTCTCTTTCGGGTATTGCCGCTTGTCATGGATGACCCAGAGGTCCCACATGGTGAAGATGTAATCGAACTTCTCGTCCTCAAGCATCTGGTTGACAAACAGCGTATCGACACCATCGAATATCTCGAAACCGTCATGTTCATACCACTTGTGGTCGCCGTGCTTCGTGCCGATACGGACGAAGTGTCCGAGGTCGCGGATGCGCCGCGTCAATTCCTTCGTACAGTTACCATAGCCTGTCGATGCCAGCGGTGAAACGCTGTGCCAGAGGATCCTCATGCTTTCTCCCTTCCCGATAAAATGAGCGGGGGTCGTTGTGACCCCCGCCCGATTGTTGACTGTCTAGCCCTGCCCGTCTTAGGCCGGCAGAGTTGCCTGTTTGTAGCGTGCCCTCGCCTGCTGGATGCCGATGCACACGAGCGCGGCGACGCTCGCGTTGGCGGCAACCTGGGCGCCGACATACCGATAGCCTGCCGACAGGTCTTCGCCACGCACCTGTACTGTCATAGCGTGAAGAGCGCTTGCGTGTGTTGCGGTGCTGACAACACTCGCCGAAGCGTGAGTCATGGATACGGAGGCAGCCCCGGCCGTCGAGGTCGCCTGCCAAATCTTGAGCGTGAGGTAACTGGCGGAAGTAACATTAGAGGCGAAGCAGTGGAAGGCTACGAGATCGTAATTCCGCATGTCCACATATTCGGCCGTTTCAAGGGTTGCGGCATCAATAGACGCATCGATGACCCCGAAGCGCGTCCGAATATGCTGGTCAAAAGTGTGAATGTTTCCCATGATTTTCTCCTAATAATTCTAGCTGGATGTGGTCAAAATCACGAACGCCGACAACGTATCGGCTCCGTGCCTTGGCGTGACGGGAGCATCCATTATAGGCTGTCCATCTACACGCAATACCACTCGCCAGAATGTCTCATCCGTCAGGAAGCCGTAGCTCCCCGGGACTTCCCGAGACGCGGAAATCTCTAAGCTCCGATTGCCGATTACGTAGTGATTCCAATCGGCAAGAATAACGTCGCCCGTCGTGGCGGCTCCCGCACATTTTTCCGTGAGGATAATGGGACGACCGAGGCACAGCATGTCCGCAAGATCAAGAATGCCGCCCGTATTCGACCCGGCGGTCGCATCCTGCGCCAGTCCGCCGATAACGTTGGGGTTCATCATCCAAACCGCTGTTGCCCAACTTCCCGGTAATAGTCGTTCCGCCATCTCCGCTAAATCGTTGATGACGGGGACGCCGAATCCGCCCGTGCGTGCGTGCTGAATTGTCGCCGGGGCGTTCATGATGCCGAGCGGTTGCCCGGCACCGGTGCCCCAAACAAAAACGTGGTCCTCCTCAAATGCCAGCGCTTGCCCGAATGAAATCTGCATGAAGTCCCCAAATTGAGGATAATCGGCCATGAGTTCATCCGACGCAAATAAACTGCCGACAAGTTTATGCGCCGTGAGTTCGAGTTCGCCGAGGGTTGGCTTGGAGATGACATTCGCCTTATTGCCGCCCTCATATTTCCACGTAAACGTGATCCCACCGAAATAGGAAGAGACCCGGGATGATTCCACGAGCCTCCGAATTTTCAGCGAATCGCTGGACATCTGAAGCACCTTGGCCCGAGGCCGGACGATGCTGTTCTCAAGGGCGATATTGTAGATCCCCGCAGCCCATTCCTCGGGGCAAAGGAAGCCCCCTTGAGCATCGGTCCCCTCGACCATGTGCCCGGCCGTCTTCAACCGGGAGTCCTGAATGCCCTCGACACAAGCCCGGCGGACACGTGACAAGTACTCTCCGAAACACTTAAACCCGCCTTTTGGATCTTTTTCCATATTCAGCCCCTAATTAGCTTGTGGCTGCGGACAACTGCACGAACGGCGTCATGGTGTGAGCGCCGCGCCGGGAGGTGATGGTTGTCTGGGGCCAGCACTGCCCGGCAACCCTGAGAACAAACCGCCATGCCGTTTCGTCCGTGGTGAAGGCGACGTGCGTAGAGGCATCGATCGTGATGGACTGGCGGTCGCCAATGAGATAGTACCGGAAGTCGGCGAACAGGATGTCGCCTGCGGTCCCAAGCGCATTCAGCTTTTCGCTGATGATGACCGGCCGACCGAAGATGGTCCAGGTCGGGCCGAGCTTTGCGTCAGGCTGCCAGATCAAAACCTTACCGCTGGCATCAGCCGCATTGCCGCTTCCGAGTTCGATCAGCTCTGCGATAACCGTGGGATGAATGACCCAAACGGCATAGGGAATTGACGGGGGGAGCATCGACTGATACATCTCCGCCAGGTCCTCGTAGTGGATGCGGTTGGACGCATTGCGAAGGACGCTCTTTAGGCAACCGCAGTTGAAAACGCCTAATGGTTGGCCCGCGCCTGAACCCATGAGGAAGGCGTCATCCTCAAAATATCCCCACGCCGAACCGAATTGCCGCGTAATGAGAGGCTCCAGCGCAATGGCGCTGTCGGCCAAGAGCTCATTCGACGTATAGGTTAGCCCGGCGAGCTTGTGGGGCGTGAGTTCCAGTTGCCCAAAGGTCGGCTTGGTAGCGGTCTTTTCCTTCGCCTCTGCCGTCCAATAGGCAATGACACCGCCGTAAACGGAACTGGCGTGCGTGGTGTCATTGACGTAGGGGATCTTCAACGAATCGGTCGTCATGGGAAGGACGGTGGCGCGGGGCCGAACAACGGCATTCTCCAGCGCGATCTCCTGAAGTTCCATCCGGTACACTTCGGGGACAAGGAACCCGCCCTGGGCGTCGTCGCCGATCTCCATGTGCCCGGCCGTTTTGACCCCGGTCCCGGGAACATAGGACAACCGCTCATCGAGCGTCCGGTTCATCCGGAAGTTGCGAACAGAATTGAGGAAGTCTCGGAAATGAGGAAATCCGCCTTTCGCGTCGATGATCTTGGTTTCCGGCACGGTCTCGGCCGGCTTAAGGATTGACTTTGTGGCATCGGCCAGCTGTTCTTTGAGCTGGTCCTTGACGTAAGCGTCTGCCACGGTCTTCAGGATTTCGTTAGCCTTATCCTGAAGGTATTTGTCTACTTCTTCTTTAGTCATAGGTTTACACTCCATGTGTTTGTGGAAAATGTTTGTTAAGATGTCCCGTCCATCCGTCGTCCGGCTATCATCTCCGCGCCCGGCCTTACCCCACTAATGGCCCAGAAATCCATTTCCGTGGGGTAGTTTGGACGCTGACGATTCCGCCGTTCTTAGAGATGCGGCGACATCAGCCTGTTGTCAGATTATTATCTGAACAGAAGCCCGCCCGCATGCGTGACGTGGGCGAGCGTATGGTCAGATATGCGTTAGATAACCCTCCCCCTGACCTTG